CTATATTCCCTTGCATTTTTAGGAACGCTTAACGCTTCAAACATATTTTGCTGGTTCATTATGCGCACCCCACTAATAAGAAAAGCATTGTTGCTGTAAACATCAAGAAACAAACTATTTGTAAAATTAAATTACAATATGCTTTTATTAATGATTGTTTTGGAGTGGCTGCATTTATATGCAAATTTAAAAACTTGTTCATTTGATAAACCCCCATAATTGTTTTGCTTCTTTAAGAACTTCTGGATGGATATCCCAAGCCCACATATGACCAAAGTCTGGCTCAATACCTTTCAGTAAATCGCTTACACTTTCAGCTGTTTTAAGTTGATGTTCTCTAATGCGGCACTTAGCCACCACCCAATTAAAGGTAGCTGTTAAACCGTCTTCAGTCAGTCTGTCACAGTTTTCTGCTGTAAATATGCGGCAAGCAGATTCATTGGCGTATACAAGCGCTTGAGGGCGTTTAGTATGGAACCAATATCCACTTACCTGGCACAAGTGCGACCAGCTGGGCTGAGTTGGTAATGATGCAGATCTTTTGCCTGATTTAGTATTAGCAACAGATGCCCAGGTAGTTTTAAGCTCTATGCATCCTGAGTAATCAGGGCGTCCATTGAATGGAAGAGCTAGTCCAGGAATGTTAGCCATGATTTCTTTTTCACCAGTTAGCTGGTTTAATCCCAGCTGGCTTTGTGCATCCTGGATACCTTCAACGGCGTTTTTAAATACTGCGCTAAAACTATCACGGTTTAATTCATGTTGTTTAGCGTCCTTGCCATCATCCCAATCTCTTGGTTGATATTCAATAAACATATCAGCGCCAGCACCAATTGCATCTTCAATTGTATCAGCGTCAGTATTTAAAAGATAATCATCACATAAAGATTGAATTGTTCTACCAGCAAACATCTTAGCTGCATCATTATTGTAGAGCTGTATTTGCTGTGATGCTAATTCCTTGTCACCTTTAAGCTCATCTTTAAGCACCTGGTAACAGTAATTAACTTTTGGTCTTATGTAGCATTTGTCAAAGTAAGTGCGGCATATTGGTCTTGATTCTGGATTGCTATGCCACAAATAGTTTTTAGTAGATGCCCAGTTGGGCGTTGTTGGAAATGTCATTTAATCCCTCCTAATGTCATAAGAGGGATCCTAATGTAGTGTGACCTAATAAGTCAAGTTAAAGATGTAAAAAAACAATCTTAATGAGTTTTTAAGACAACTCCTAATAAATCAGGCTGCATTAAACAGTTTAAAATAGGTGTACACCACACTAAATCTAAATGGTTTTGTATCTCATTATGAGCTAGTGACTTCCCATCAGAATCAGTATGACTATCTTTATTAAACCCAATTGAGAATGTGCCTCCAGGCTCTGGATAAACCACACCAAATCTAATCTTATCATCATGAGCAATCTTAAATATACATAGTCTCATAAATGAATCGTCATTCACTTTTTGCTCAAGTACTGATTTATAGCTAAACATATACATACGACCATTAGCCCATTTTTTATCTTGTGCCTGGTGATCTGCAATAACAAACCTCATGTCACTAGAAGCTGGGAAAGGTACATGGTAACTTTTTTCACCATCAGCTGGATTGCAGACGGTTACCTTGTCATCATTAAGCATTCCAAACAAGGGAACTGCATTTTGTGAAAACAATATATCTTGAGGAGTACAACCTATAATGGCTGCATATAATTTAGCTTGATCTATTGAAAAAGCTAAAGCTCCGCTGCAATGTCTGCTGACCGTTTCTGGTCTGATCCCCATCTGAGTTGCTACATCTTTTCTGAGTAACCCAGATTTTCTTATCATTATTTCTAAATTATTTGGCATTTGTAATGCTCCAACATTTAATTCAACTCTATTTAATTGTAGATTCATATAATATATTCCTTATCTTATGGCAACATTTCTCAAATGCCGCACTTAAATTAATGATTAGGCGAAGCCATTGGTGGATTATCCCAAGCCTTTAAATTAGACAACCCACACATAAAGGTTTCATTGAAAAATTTTAATTTCTCAAATCTGAAAGATCCTTGTCGATTCGGACTGTTATTTCCACAACATCTGACCCTTTGTTTTAATGTAACCCCTATATTTAGTACCTTATACATTTTTGTATCCCCATATTGATATTGTTAAGCAATAAATATGACCTAAAAAGACATTCATTGTCAATCTTTATAATATGCTTTACTTTTGAAGTCACATATATTACTTAATAAATCATGACATTGAATGAATATAGATTACAAAAGAAGCTAACTTACCTGGCGTTATCTAAGCTTTTAGGGTTTGACCAGGCAACAATGGCACGGCGCTGGTGTTTACCTAGAGCGCATCCGCAATCACAAACACCGTCCAATAAAAATATGGAATTGATTATTGAGATCACCCAAAGTGCTGTGACGCCCAATGATTTCTATTTTAGGCGTGACTGAGTTAGAGCTGCAAAAGTTAGTTGTACAATGGCTCGATTCGGCATTGCCAGATGGAGCTATCTATCATCATTCTCCAAATGAGGGGAAGAGGCACATATCATATAATCAGAAACTAAAGCGATTAGGTATGAAGACTGGCTTCCCAGATCTGGTGTTGTTTGTGCCTACCAGGTATTTTTGGTCAGGTGTTTCATGTTCTATATTTATAGAGTTAAAACGTCCTAAAGGTGGACGAACATCACCAGCTCAAAAGGAACTGCAAGAAGAATTGTTAGCAACTGGTGCAGCTGTAGCCACATTAAATTCACTTACCAAGGTCAAAGTATTTCTCAGTAATTTTATAGAGCTAAAGGAAAACACCAAAACAAAATTAATAGAGCAGCAAGCCGCTGCATTGGGGGGCTAATGAAATGTTTCAAATGTAAACGTCCAACCCAGGTTAAAGACAGTCGTAAAGCTGATAACAATATGGTCAGGCGCAGACGCTATTGCACTAAATGTAAGCAAGGGTTTTTTACCCTGGAATTAATGCAACATGAATTTAACAAACTATCTGCTGCCCCAGTCACACAAAAAACAGAAGAATCTAAACCAGCTGCACCAATACAAAATAGGGCATTGCCTAGAAGAAACAATGATTGGGAAGATCTGCATAGTGATGACCATCTATTAAGCTTAAAGGATTTAGGTTTATGAGTAGGCAGAAGGATGACTGGTATCCAACACCACCAGCTGCAACAAAAGCTTTATTAGATGTTGAAGGTTTTGATCATGAGGTCTGGGAGCCAGCTTGCGGTGATGGAGCCATATCAAAGTTATTAGATGAGTGGGGATTTAAATCCATAAGTACAGATTTGAATGATTATAGTTACGGTAAATCAGGTGTTGATTTTTTGTTAGAGTCACAGCGATTAGCTGATTCAATAGTTACTAATCCACCGTATAGATTAGCCACAGATTTTATACATCATGCGATTACATTAGGTGTTCACAAACACGCCTGGTTGTTACGTCTATCATTCCTTGAAGGCATAGCCAGGCATAAAAGATTATATCAAAATTTCCCACCAGCTAGGATCTGGGTGTTTAGTAAACGCCTGACAATTTGGCGTGGTGATCAGGAAGTAAATGGATCAGGTACAACTGCCTATGCCTGGTTTATTTGGGAGCGAGGCAAATATGAAGACACAAAAATAGGATGGATATAATGATAATTAAGAACTTTGATCTATGTTATGGCTGCAATGTTGAGTTGAAAAGAAGCGCCAGGAAAAGAGTTAAGCCATGTTTATGCATGACTTGTAAAGGACAAGAACGAGTAACCAATACCAATTCAATATCGTTTAAAGAACTAAATCAAAATGCGCCACCGCCTCCAACAGCTGAAGAGTTGATAGAGATTAGAAAAGCATGGGAAGCACAGAATTTAAAGGTCGATCATTTAGATAAGGTAGTCAGATAATGAAAAGAAAAAATACAGCAGTTGATATATCAAAAGAAGCTCAATTAATCATGTCACAGCGTGGCAAATCTTATGGAGATGCGAATGAGTTATATGAAAATTTTGCAATGCGAATCAATTTAGTTTTACAAAAAAAGCTAAAAGCAAAAGTTTTACCCTCAGAAGCTGCAAGAATTATGCAAGAGGGAAAGAGTGC